CTTCTAGTGCTATTTGGTCTGCGCCAAAAACGTTCAGAAACTGAATTTGCTCATCCGGCTGAATTGGCGCTGATAGCGTCTCGCGGTCTGTGCCGATGAAGATGGCCGAGCCGCCAATGAGGCGCGAGAGCTTGATTGCTTCCGACACACGTTGCCGCAAGCTGATACGGCTCTCGATGTCGAGGACTTGATAGACCTGCTCAGGCTGGCCTATCCATGTACGCCACTTGCTGGTGGCATCATCGACAGGCAGGTCTACCGCATTACGGCAGACCCAAGAGGATTGGTAGGAGGCGCGAAGCTCATCGGCTCTTATGACGGACGGCAAATACTGGCCAGCGGCTGACTTGCTGGCGCTGGTGCCGAGATTTGAAAGGACGTTCGTAAGGCCGTCGCTAATCATGTGCAGTCCATCAATGGGAGGCCAACGTCATCACGACGTGGGTTTAGTTATGTTCGGTTATTTTTTGGCCGTTGTCTATAGGTTTTTGAGGCTGTAGCCGCTGCGCCTCATGATTGGCTCTAGCGCGTATCGCAGCGCGTCCATCGCGTGGTTGTGCGCATCTACCAATACAGGCAGCACGTCACCACTGAGCCGGTCAATCTTGTAGCTGTACAAGTCAAACTCGTGGGCTGTATTTTTGCAACGCGGGTGGATGATGATTTGCCGAAAAGACTTGATGAACTCCACTCCGTCCTCGACGCTGCCTTTGCCCTTGACGCACGCCTCGATGCGCTTGATACCGGCTCGCTTGACGTAGCTTATGCTCTCAGGGCGTGCGTTATCAGCGCGTACCGCGTGTCGCTCTATGTCGGGGATGGCTGCAATCAGTGCTGGCGCTGTATCGTCCAGCTCTAGCCGATGCTCGTATAACTCGTGTTCGATGTATAAGCAGTCGTCATACACCCACGCTTTGACGGCCGCCGTTGGGTCTTGGCTAAAGCCCCAGTCCACTCCGATATACGGGCCGTCCCACTCATCGCCTGCCGTGAACTCACGCAATGCGTAGCGCCCCGCAAAGACCTGAGCATGGCTCTGCTCATAAAAAGCGCCTTCCCAAATGTGGCGATATAGCGCAGGGTCAAGTGTGGCGAGGTCGTGCAGCCGCTGTTCTTCCAGCTCTACGCTAAACCACGGGTTGCCGTCATGGTTAACCGTTACCACCGTGGTTCGTGGCGGTAGTTTATCGCCATCGAATTGCTGAGCCACCCAACTATCACGCCGCTTAGGGTTGTAAATAACAATAATCTCACTACCGCTTGCGCGTATTGTGGGGATAAGTGCCTGCCAGCTTGTGTGCGGGACTTGCTCGGCTTCCTCAACAATGCACAAGTCGATCTGAGCCATTGATTTAATGCTTTCGATATTGTGGCGCAAGCCAGAGAATAGGTACTCCGTGCCGTTGGTTTTATGGCGTATATAATCCCTGCCAACGTCATAAACAGATTTAAGCCACGGCTCGGAATTGATAGCGTTAACTACCTCCGCATAAAACGATTGCTTGATTGAGTTTTGAAACTCACGAGTACACAAGATGCGTATAGGTTTAACCGCGCCCCATATTGCGCTCATTTTTGCCACGCTGAATGATTTACCACTGCCGCGCCCACCTCTGAGCACTCGATAGCGATAGGTGCCAAGCGGCGGCGAAAGCACTGGGATTATTTTAGGTGACAGCTCAATCCTGAGTTTTCGGGGTGACAATTTCGATTACCGAAGGCTGGATTGATTCACCATTGGTGGTGTGGTCAATGCTCTGGGTTTCGCGCCAGCCCATGCGCGTTTTAGCCCAGAACATGGCGGCACGAACACAGTCTGAGTGCGTGGCGCCATCTTTGAGCGTTGCACCGCTGGCATTCTGGAACAGGAACTGGCCGACCTTAGCATTAGCCTTAACATGGGCAGAATCCAGCTCATCACGGTAATGCAGGCGCAGTGTCTTAGGGTCGATGTTCAGGAATCGTGAGATTTCTTCCTGGGGGATGCCGTAAGAATACAGCGCGCTGACCTGTGCGCGGCTTTCGGGTGTGGGTGCGTGGGGTGGGTTAGCCATTGGCGATCTCCTCATTATTCTTTAGCTGATCCCTGTATAGCTCTCGCAATCGCGGGTTGCCTAGTCTCTTCTCTCTCGCCTGTGCTGACATCTTTTGCTTGCTACGCACAGCTTCCTCGTTCGGGGATAGGCAATGCTGCATCCTGTGCATGGTGTATAACACGATAGAACTTCTCATGTAGTCAGGCCTCTCAGGATTGATCGCTGTAACCCCGTGCGTGATACTATGACCATCAAATATGATCAGAGCGCCCATCTTTTGCTCAAATGCCAATCTAGCCCCCGGCACTACCAGCCTACCGCCTGAGCATCCTTTTCGGTATATAAACACATTGCTTTTCATGCCCTTAATGTTGCCGCTATCGGTATGATATTTGATAGCAAAGTTGACGTTCACATTAAGGCTGCAAAACCTGCTTCTGCCCATCCTCCATTCTTCTGATATATCGCCAGCTCCTACATGATCTGGATACATATCATCGATGGCTTCTGCGTATTCTACTGCCAAGGAATTCAATCCTGGGTGTTTTTTTGTGTTTTGTGTGACCCTGCACCAATCGCACCTGACTGGATTGCGTGGCATATATCCGTATATAGCGGATCTAGTCTTTAATCCGCTTGTCCTCTCACCCTCTGTCAGCTCACTTTTTTCAGAAAGTGTCTTGGCTAAAGCTAAAGCGCGACCAGTTAGGATCTGGTATCTCAACACCTCTACACCATCGACCTGCAATATCGTATCTGACGATATGACATCATCATAATCATCATCTGTAGCCTGCTTTCCTATGATATCTCTGCCTGGCTCTTTGTATCCCGTCAGATTGATTATATTCATGACATCTTATCCAGAAACTTAGCAGCCACTGCGCTAGACATATCTTTTATATCATGTTCAGCCATATATCCGCTGATAGCGTCATATACAGAGTCATATTCTTCTGCCTGATAGGTCAGGCGTATCATCTTTATATCTTGATCTAGGTACGCCTCTAGTCGTCCATGCTCATTTGCCCGCCCTACCGTGTCCGGTATCTGTACGTCTTCGATATCGATACTGACATCATCTATCTGGTCGGCATCAAACCCCGTCAGCTCCAGATCAAACCCCAGCTCCTCCAGCTCTGCAAACTCAACCCGCAACAGCTCGTCGTCCCATTCGGCAAACTCTGCCACACGGTTAACGCTGATTCGGAACGCTTTTATCTGTGCATCGCTCATATCGTCACAAAGCATAACGGGGACAGTCTCAAGCCCTAGCTTCTTTGCAGCCTTCAGGCGAAGGTGGCCATCGACAACGGTCTTATCCGACTTAGCCAGAATAGGCACGCGAAAGCCGAACTCGCGAATAGCAGCAGCCACCTTATCCACCGCATGATCATTTTTGCGCGGGTTTCTAGCGTATTCTATCAAGTCGCTGACCGGCCAATATTCAAGCTGTTGCATTTTATATTCGGGAAAATCGCTCATAATCTCACCGCGCCACCGCCACAAAGCCCGCATCGACCGTGGGCTGGTCACGCTCCACCTCGATTTCCATCAAGGCATTATTAGTGAGGTCGATAATGTCCGCAAGCTGTACCTTGCCCTTTGGTCTCACCAGCACTTCAATCTTCTCGCCGCTGGCGATGCTTGCCCATGCCTTGACCGTCCAGTGACGGGGCTGTCCCTGATTGGGCTGGCCGATGATGGTCAGCCCCGTATTCATTGACCAGATTGCTTTCATGCCCCGTACCCCGCACGTTCTGCCCGTTGATTGGCCTGTTCGGTTCGGTACAGCTCGATTTTTAGCCTCAGCAGCTCAGCGCGGCCTTTTGTCAGCGCGACTTCTCCGGCCTCGTAGCGTCGGATAGTTCGTGGGTTTACGCACATCAGCGCCGCCATTTTTTCTTGGGTAAGGCCGAGAGACTTTCGCGTTTGTCGTATATCCATCATGGGTTCCTCTGGTCAGCCCTCGGTGGGGATTATGGGCGCAAAGACCGGATTTATCAATCTGGCAATCAGGATATTAGAATATAATCAAGATATGACTTTAACAATACGCTATAAGCCTTTGATTTAAAAGGGATTCTACCTATAGAATATAGAATAATATAATATATAATATACATTATTATTTTTTATATAAAAAATAATGCGTAAAGGTATTTTGTATATCTTTATATCTTAAGTGTATTTTGTGTATTTTTATATGTGTGTATATCCTGATATTTTGCATATTCTAATATCCTGCTGTAAGTCTTTGATTCATAAAGGTTTCTAG